GAGAGTGTCGGGATGAGTTCGATCGGTTCAGCCGTTGAATCGAATATCAGCGCTGGGAAGTCTTCTGGGTCGAGCATTGGGATGTTTGCGACTCCGCCGTTGCTGTACACGTCAAGCGTCGCTTCGTTTTCTTGCTTGATGTTCAGCTGAGCGCTCGGCGCGTTTTTGGCGATCTCAAAGAGCGTCTTGGCGTCCACGGCGGTCTTGCCCGGCGATTGCGCGCTCGCCCCTTCGAGTTTGATCCGTATCGATGTTTCCATATCCGTTGCGTACAGGTATACGGCATCACTGCATTCGATCAGCACGCTTGATAGGATCGGCTTAATCGCCTTTGCCGGCGCAACGGATACAATGTTCGTCATCGCATTTTCGAGAGTTTTCTTGTCAACTGTAAATTCCATAGTCCCCTCCGATGTAGTTTTCGGTTTTAAGGCGGTTTTTAGCCCCTACGGGCTACGATCATGTCATATTGTGAGTGTTTAATCGTTGCGATTATTGCTGTGCGTTTTGGGGCTGTTTAACGCGTTTTGCTCTTCGTCATCCCCGGATGCCCGGAGCAACGCCGCGATAATCATGCCGATCGGCGCGCCGATGAATATGCCGATGAGTATGCCGGCGAGCATTAGAACGGGACCTCGTCTTCGTTGGATAGTATTGGCGGGACAAGCGGCTCTTCGTCGAACGTCTCGGACTTGGTTTGCTCACGGTCTCGCGTGGGTCGGGGCAAGAACTCGAACCGATCCATGATCACGTCGGTCGAGTTGCGTTTTGTCCCGTCTTGCGCCTCGTAGGTGTTGGTGCGGATGTGACCCTCGACGATTAGCCCGGTTCCTTTGGCGAAGTAGTTGCTGATCGTGTCGCATACCTTCCCGAACGCGACCACACGGAGCCAATCGGTTCCGGGGTTATCATTGTTCTTGGTTTTTGGGCGGCTTACACCGAGCGAGAAGTTCGCGACGGGATCCCCACTCGGTAGATATTTAATTTCCGGATCGCGGCCGATGTAGCCGCTGATGATTATCTTGTTCATTTGATCTCCCTCCCGTACGCAAGTACGTTCACGGTTGTGTGCTTTCTGCCGGTGATCTCAGCTTTCGCGACCATCGGCAGCGCCCATTTGTCGTTTTCAAACACGATGCCTTCCAGGGCGTCGATTAAAATCTTCAGCATATTATTTGGATCCGCAAAACGTTTGTTTTTGAATTCGAACCCAATTACGAGATAGAAGAAGTTCCCGGCCGGCAGTATCTTCCAACGCGCCCGCTTCGCCGCTTGTTTGGCGCATATTTTAGCGAGCTCGACAAACGCGCGCGCTTCGGCATCGAGGTAGAGCCGCCCGTTTTGCGAGCGCTTGAAGTAATGGTTCACGCTCGGTGGGAGATCGGGGATTTCGATGATCATCCCTTTCCCAGCTCCTTTATCGGCGCTGTGGCCTTCCCGGCGATCTCTCGCGCGAGGTTGTTCACGAACGCTATCGCCATCGGGTTGTTGGTTTGAGTTGCCGCCTTCTCCCGTTGCGCGAAGCTGCCGTATATCCGCATAAAGTGCGCGCGGGTCGGCATCAGCGTGTTCTCCGTGAGGTCGCATAGCGTTCCCCAGCCGATGGAGTTCTTCGCCGCTTCCAGCTTCCAATCATCGTATGTTGGCTCGGAGTAGTAACCATATCGCGAGATATCGCGGTACACGATACCCCACGCTTCCTCTGCGCTGAGCTCCGGGTGTTGCTGTTCGCGCATCGCGTTCACGCGTTCCCACAGGTCGGCGGGTACGGGGGCGTATTTGCTCGTTCTTACATAATCATCCACCGCGGCTTTGAGTTCATCATCCGTCATATCGTTCAGCACGGAGTACCACGCTTTGAGCACTTCTTTGTTGCTCGTAATGCCGCGGAGCTTTTCGTAAACGGTTCCGAGCAGCATCATTGCCTCGGTGAACACTTGCTTACTTAACGCCATTCTTTATCGCCTCCTCGGCTTGCGCTTCTTCCCAAAACGCTTTGAGCCCTGCGAATCTTTGTTCGTTAGCATTGCGGTTATCGTAGTTGCCTTCTAAGATTTTTTGAAGATTGGCGGGCTTAAATATCCAGTCGAAGCCTGCTTTGAACGTGTTTGCTCGCCCGGAAAGAAAATCGGAATCCTGAACCTTATAAAACAAGTCGTGAAAGAACCCGATGTCGGGATGTTCCTTCCAGCGAGATGCAATACAATCACGCCGGGATTTCGCCCAATCTTTTGGTTCCTGGATTTTGGGAAGTGATGAGCAGATAGATAAGAACATTTCGTAGATATCCTGATAAGGCGTCGGGTTTGATTTCGGTTTTGGAGAAGAGCGTTTTTTCGGCTCGATGCACGTTATATTTTCTTCTAATTCTTTAGAATCTTTCTCATCTAAAGAATTAGAAGAAAAAGTCTGTTCTGTTCTTATCTCTTCTGTTCTATTCTTATATAAGCTAACGTTTATACTATCGTTTATACTATCGTTTATACTATCGTTTATACTATCGTTTATACTATCGTTTGTACCCCTCTTTTTATAGTATAACGGTTCCTCGTTGTTGTTTGTACTATCCTTTATACCCTCTTTTTGATAGTATAAGAGCATATATTTTCCAGCTTTTCTTTGAGTCCCTTTAGAATAAGCGAGCAGCCCGCTATCAACTAACCTTTGCCGCGCACGAATTACGGAAGGCTCTGTGGCCCCTAACTCGGCGACGAACCGGCTGTTTGGGACGGATAGAACCTTTCTCCAGCCCGAACGGTTAAACAAATCGAGTATCTTGAAGTACATATGCACCTCAAGATGGGAGAAATGGAATTCCAAATCCATCTGCCAGAACCGATTAACAAGGTCGATGTAGGTCATTTTTATCACCTAATTCTGGTATTCAAATTTTATCCGCATAAGTGCCACCAGCTCCTAATAATAGATAGCGCCCCTCATAGGCGAGAGGCGCGTTGTTTGTCTATTCGGTTACCGCCGGTTCCGGTTCGGCTGGTGTAGTCGTGATATCAACCCAATCGGTTTCGTCAGCGGCCGCGAACACATCTTCGTATTCTTTTTGGTTGTTTCATCTTGAGTCATCGAGCGTTGGATTTCCGTGGAGAGTGGGAGATACTTCGCAAGTTGCTTAATCACGGTCTTCTTTGCCATCGCGTCGTAATCGGTCGCCCAGGGGCCGTAGTCGGGGCTCTTGGAACGTTTGCGGAACTTCTCGATATCTTGAACGCTCATCACGAGATACGAGAACCCGCCGTCCTTGAGCTTTGCGATCGCGTAATAACAGTAAGGTTCCCCGCGGTTCTCGAGTGCCGGGCGGTGCATCAGCTTCGGTGTAAGACCGTATTCGTACTCGAAGGCATCGCCTCGACACACCTCGTGGACGTCGAGGGTTTGGAGCTCGCCGGAACGCCGTACTAAATCAATATATCCCTTATACCCAATTTGGAACTGCACTTCCGTCGATTTGGTTTTGTTGTTGTAGTACGGGATGAGATACGCGTGCCCGAGGATGCCGGGTTCGAGGCCGAGCTGCGCGGATAGCATCAACGCGCCAAGAAGCGATTGCGAGGAACATTCCAAAAGTTTGGGATTCTTCCTAATTTCGGTCATCGCCACCCGTAATAGGTGGTCGCTCTTGATGTGTTGTGGGAGAACCTTCGCAATCTCAGGCGCCATCCGCTTGAATAAATCTTGGATATTCTGATAAGGGCTTACCGCTCTGCTTTGCGCCGGCTTGATAGCTGCGGGCGCCGCGCTTCCGGTTCCCGCTGTTACCACCTGCGGGTCGAGCTTCGGAGCTTGAATAATCCTCTCTTTAATCCTGTTCATCTTTGCATCCGTCATACCGTTTCCTCCTTCACGGTGAATCGCCGTGATTGCGATTCTTTTATGTACTGGCTATATAAATCCGGGTTGGTTTTTTCGAATAGTTTCGTATCGAATCGTTTTGATACCACGTTCTTCCAGCTTACGGTAAAGCGCCCCACGCGAGCGCGTTCGGCATCTTTCATCGCGTCCTTAATCTGGTTCTCGAGATAATCTTGCGATATCTCGAGGTCTTTTATCCGGCTCTTGACATCAACGAGTTGCTCTAAGGTATCCGAGTAAGTGGGCGGCAGCTCGATACTCGCGCCGGCGTTCGCGTTAGGGTAGAGGCGATTCATAATATCGCCGTGGAGCTCGGCTTTGCTCTCCGATATCGGCGGCGGGGTTTGGGTTTCTACGCAGCGCCAGAACTCCGATTCCTTCGCGATCATCATCTCGATCAGCTCTTCGTCGCGTTCGATCTCTTTCCACTCGAACCGGTTCCCGCCGATGAGCACGGCGAAGTAAGCCTTTTCCGCACCGGTTACGGCAAGGTAGTGCATCACCTGAATCACGTATTCCGCCGGGATATCGTCCCCTTCCCATTCCTTCGCGTTCCACGCGCCCGTGGTTTTGCACTCGAGGATTGCGTTCTCTCCTACCACGCGGCGGTCGATGTTTGCAATCATATGCTCGTGCTCGGGATGAATCAGGATGCGATTCACGCGTTGCACTTTCTTCCCCGTTCGTTTGGTGAACTCATCGGCGACGATGGCTTCGAGCACATTACCCCAGTAAGCGGCTTCCCCCGCTTCGGGCTGCTCGATTTCACCGGCTTTCTCTAGGTAGAGCTGGAGCGGTGATTTCCAACGAGATACGCCGATTGCCGCGGCCGCATCGGATCCCCCAATGCCTTTCATCCTTGCCTCTTTCCATTCCTCGTATGTCATCTCTAACGTTCTAGCACTCACTTGCATCTTCATAAGATTCAACCTCCTCCTCTTCTCCATAAAATTCTTTCACGATCTCTTCGAACGTCACGCCGAGCGCGTATGCAATGCGGGCCACGGTTTCGTACGATACGCGGCCGCCGCCCTCGGCTTTGGTGATCGTGGCGCCGCTTAGCTGCGCCTTTGCCATCAAATCCAGTTGCGTCATCCCGAGTTCGCGCCGGCGCTTTTTAACACCTTTGAGGATAAAACCCATATCCTCCGGTTCGACGCCATCTCGGATGTACTTATTGACAGGCGTGTGCTTCTCCGACAACCCTTCCACAGCGCCAATCGCGACGTACCTACCGAATGCGATATCACCGATCTTGTGTCTTGGTTCGGCGAGCGCGTCCAGCAGGTCAAGGTCATCATATTTCGCGCGGTATCGTTCCATCTTCATCACCCTCCTACGCCGTGAGATAGAGCTCGAGTTCATTTATCCCGTACTTCGAGCAAATTTTATAAACTTCCTCGCCTCGTTTTAGCGCTTCTTTTGCGTCATCTAATGTTTTGATTTGCGAGTTCATTCCGTGTCGAATGTACATCTTCAACAACTTTGCAATTTGAAGTCTCCACTCCATTTCTATCCTCCTCCTTTTGATTTTGCTCCCAGCAGAAGAGCCGGTGAGCGAGTGTTTGGGATAGTTGCTCTTTTGTCACTCTCGTCATCTCCTTCGTGGTACCCATATTCACTTTTCAAAGACCCGACTAATCAAAGTGCCGCGGCGTGGTTATAACGTGTTATTGTATTTGTGATTCGCTGCTTGAAAACGAGCGCATAAACGAGTAGAAGTCGCGCTCGGATACACCAAGGGCTTCAGCAAGTTTGATCATTGTGTCGTGAGACGGTTTTCTAACGCCTCGTTCTAAGTGGAAGATATAGCTTTCACTAACGCCGACTTTTGCGGCCAGTTCAGTTCTGGTAAGATTTTTTTGTTTCCGTAAATCACTAAGAGTCATTAAATCACCTTCTTTCTTACAGAGAGTAGTATATCACGTATTTTACTCTTTGTCAATACTAAGCACAAAACCTTACTTAAAGTCTTTTGACTAAGAGCGAAGAGGGTGCTAAAATTGATTGCAATGGGCTTTGAAGCTAAAACAACAGGAAAAAGAATCGCGGATATTCGAGGGAAGAATAATATGAGTCAAGAGAAGTTGGCCGAAACGCTAAGCAAAAGCGTATCCCTGATTTCTCTTTACGAGGGCGGGCATCGTGTACCACCGCCGGATGTTTTGTACCAGCTTTCAGAACTATTTGCAGTGTCCGCAGATTATTTACTTGGCCTTACCGACAACCCAAAGCCGATCGGAGGTTTACCTCCCGACTACGCTCGTCTAAAAGCGATCGAGGTGGAATTGGAGAAGATCGACCTCGCGCGGATCATCGAGATCGAGCGGCTGATGCGGAAGGGATAGAACGCCAATTGAACGCCAATAGAACGTGCATAGAACGTGTTTGCTACACCAAGACGCGGTTCTTTCCATTTTGGAAATAACCACTTTCTACTTACCTGCAACTAACACCTACACTTAATATCTGTGGTTCTTTCCGTTTTGGAAATAACCACCCGTTTTTGTGACGTCACGAAAAAGGTCAACCACCGAGTAATCCTTAAAAAAGCCTCTGCTGTCTATCTTCTCTGTCAAACCTTTGCTCAAGTTCGAGTATTGTCTTGTCGCGCTTGAAAGTGTTACACCTATCATCAAAATCGCTTCCCCACTTCAGTAAAAGTTGCCACAAATAATTATAGTTTTTCCTGAGAAAACGCAAAGATCCGAGTCTTTGCTTGTTGCAAAACCAGCACCCACCGCGAGCCAAATCGGTATATATAGGCGACACAAGATCAAGCGATTCGCATATCGCCATCGCTTCCCGCTCGATTATTTTATAATCAACCAAGGGTGCTTTTTTGTTTCCAACAATCCGACCGTGCCTTTTTGGTTCATCGTACGCATAGCCTATATACTGAATGCCTTTGTTGGTTTGATGTTTTTTTAAGACCTTCTGTTTTAATTCGCTTACACACCAGCTTCCTATTATGTTCGGAAATCCATACATTTTGCCTGGGTATTTACCTCTTTTTCTTATCCTATGATAAATTTCCTCGAACGTATAATCAGAACTAACACGCTCGACCTCTATTCCATATCGATCCCGAATAATTTTATCCGCTTTGTTTTTGAAGTCAACCATAGGCGGTAAATCCGCTGGTATATCCTTTGTAGCCCAGATTTCCGCGTGTATGATTCTTGTTAATGGCAGTTTATTCTGATGTATAACTTCTAACATTGCAAGACTGTCTTTTCCGTAACTTATTGACGCTACACACTCCAGTAACTCGTCGGCCATGGTAGGGTTGCTCCTCGCAAAAAAAATTATCCCCGCCCGCGGGGGTGGTGCGAGCGGGGAACCAATGTGGTGTTTTTATTTCAAGAAAAAGGGGTCGAAAAATACCCCCTGCCGGTGTCCCGCCAGCAGAGGGCAAACGGAGGTATCACGTGTAGAAAGGAGGAGTTTTATCGGGGCGGAAATCAATGAATTTGTTGTGGTATACAATGGGCTTGTGCTTTTTTTATCACCGTCGGATAACGGCTGCCCGCTTGAAGAATTACAGGCTTTTTGTTAGAACTGATTGATAGTAGTTTGTTCCCGTCAAGGTCTGTAATCACTAAACTTTTGTTTGTTGCCAAATATCTTACAAAACCAGTTACATCACCATATCGAACCAAGTCCCATTTCCTATACCCGTTATACCTGCCGCGGATTTTTACCTCAGGATACGTTTTTCCGGACGTTGCAGTTTTCTTTCGCCTACGCTCTCTTCGGTACTCGTTTTTGGGTACTCTCCGAATACGATAAACCGTATCGCTCAATTTTGGTTTTTTGGTTCCGTCAAACGCAATAGAGACCGCGTCGAAGTAATGTTCTTTCGGCAAGCCCAAGATTGCCTGCCTTTTGAATTTTGTTTGATATCCAAACGTAGTCAAAACGTTCTTACAGTCAAGAGCTTTAATCAAACGGGCTCGAACGGTGTTAGCTAACGTAGCGTGGCGTTTCCCTTTCTTGATCGGCTTAGCGTTTAAGGTGACTTCATTGTTGTGTACTTTCTTGTGGCAGGAGCTACATAGAGTGATGAGATTAGAGGGATCATCTGTGCTGTTGGATAATCTCCTCGGAACGATGTGGTGAACGTTCAAAACGGTTCCATCTTTTTTGATACCGGATGCCCCGCAAACTTGGCACTTGTAGCCATCTCTGTCGAGGACATATGATTTGACATTGTAGAAATTGTATTGTGGGCCATATTGATAACCAACCCCGGCAACCTCCGGGTTCGTTATTTTGTGAAGGTCGAAATTCGCGGTTTCGATTACCCACCTCGATACAGGTAGTATTTTTTCAACCCTTCTCATTTCCTGCAGGTGGTGGTTGACCTTTGTTTGTACAGATGGTGCGACAAAAGAGCTTTGATCGCCAAAAGCCACTTTTCTTTTCTTTGAGAAATTCGGATACAGTTCGGCGACTTCCGATTTCTTTAGTTCTGCAACTCTGTTTTGCAGAGCAAGTCTTACCATCATCGCCCTTGAATATGGCGGCTTCCGGTATCTGATTCGGCTCCTTCTTAACCGCCGGAATCCCTTTCTTCGTTGAATCTTTTGTTTTACGGTATAATCGTCTTCAAGAAGTGTTTCGGACATATACAAAACCTCTTTATCAGACACGGCCGCACACCCTAAATGCACGGCACCGATATCCAATCCTCCGGCGATCGGTTGTTTGAACCCCGTAGAATCGTTCAGTAGTTGAATAGTAAACGGTGTTTTCTTAACCACTTTAGCTTTGCCCTCTTTAAGCAGAATGCGGGCTATAGCCGGAGTAGTAGGCATCAAAGGTTCTTTATTCTTGTTCAATACATAAGCTTTCATAAGCTAAATCCTCCTTATAAAAAGGGTTGTGCGTAGTTTTATCCTGTTACCAGATAAAACATTCGACGTCCTCTCGACAATGTTAATAATGCTTTTTACACTTAGCGGCCGGGCCCTCCACTTCAGGCCTTTTTGAGACACTAAGCGATACTAACGTGTACTGAGGCGGCATACACGGATATCATGACATTACTAACGGAGACTGGATTTCTCCAGTCAGAGTCTGGAATCCCATCTCTTTTGCAAGAGACACGTGTGGGTGGACACATAGGCAGTACTGATTACCCTCAAACAGTAACGAGATGTGGGGGGTGATAGGCGAGTTCGGGAAAGAGATTACCGATAAAGCCGATAAGATGAAGAATCAAACTTCGTTTCAGCCGGAGCCTAAGCCTAACACCGGAAACGTTGGAGAAGGCGTTACTGATATTTCTAACGCTGTTAATA